AATTAATTGTTACAATATTTTCTAATTCAACTTTTACTAAATCACTTGCTTTAACTAATATACTACCAAAAAAACTTGTAGTATCACCTGTAGTTTGAACTTTAAGAGTATCAACTCCTAAATGATTTACATAAATACTTTGTGTATAACCCGTTACAACGGTCATATTAAATACAAAATATCCATCAGTTTGATTAACATTAAAAATAACTTCACCTGAACCATTTGTAAATCCTGTAAATGGAAATAACTCAGTTCCTAATCCTCGTAATGTAACATTACTTTCAGATTGTACTGTAATAGTACCGATATCTGTAACTAAATTATTATCAGGTATATTGGTTAATACACGTAAAACTGTTTGTTGTTGTTGACCCATTTTAGAAGCCTTTATTTACAAAGTAACTGTCGCCAGTTTTTAATGTTATTCTATATTTGTTTAATTTACTGTGTTGTTTAGTCATTGTATCAACTGCAGTTGAAATAACTTGTACAGGTCTTAAATCTTTATATATTTTATTTGGTCTATCAATTGGACTGATATAATCTGGTCTCATGATATAAACCTGTGGTGATAAGAATAATTGTTCTAACCATTGTGATAATGGCATAGATAAATAATCCGTATCTAATGTAATTTCTTGCGTGACTGTCGTGTCAAAAGTTTTGTTACTTCTACCCACATTCCTATCAGGAGATTGTATGGCAGGAGAGTAATAACGACTATCGTATGAAGTCCTATCAATTTTTTTAGTGTCTTGACGATAGCTTTGAAATGTGTAATAATCATAACCTCCTAATTCATTTAACCAACATAACCTTGTATTTTCAGGTAAGCAATTATCATATAAATAAAAATAGAAAGCTTCACTTGTAGGACCAATTGGGCCATAACATTGTCTATTTACATTGTTATATGTTGGGAAAGAATAAAATAATTGAACACGATAATAAGCAACATTATCAAAAGTTAAACCTGAAAACAAATTTAAAATATCCTGAGGTCCACAAGGTAACGCAAATCTTTTAAGATTATCAACATTACCCGCTGTTGATTGATAAGGAGTTCCTGCTTTATTTAGTTCTTGATTATATTCTTGTATCAAATTATTGTTTATATCGTAAAATTCAAAAACGGCAAAATCTGCTTCAATAACTTGTCTATCACCAGTCTGTCCGTTTAGATAATATAATACGTAATTTTCACTATTTTGTATATATTGGATACGTGGAGCATTAGTTAAAAATCTTGCTGTTTCTGATTGTTCAGGAACAGTTGGATAGTCCATAATGTAATTACTAATAGGACTAAATCTTGTATAAATACTCAATGAATTTCCTGTAAAACCTGTACCGATAATTGTACCAACTTCTTGGTCAAAATTGGGTAAAATATAGTTATCATCAAATTCAAATGTACCTCCAACGTAATCAAATAAATTACCTGAACTTGTATAATATGAAGGAAATAATCCATTCATTTCTTTATACTCAGGGAGTAAAGTATAATGATTAAAATCATTTGTAGGTATATCGGTATATTCTTGTATTAATAAAGTATTGTTATAATATCTCCATCCATATTTAAAATTAACTTGTATCCCATTTGGATATTGTGCGTTAACATTGATATCGTTGGTTGTTGCATCAAAATCATCTAACCAATAATATTGATAATGTTCTGATTGAACATATGCTTGTAAATAATTATAAGGTCTTAAATTAAATGTATATGTATAAATTGTTCTCGATTCTGTAATATTAGCAGGAACTAAAGCCATACTTCCAACTTTATTACCATTCACATACATATCTACAACTAATTGAATTGATGCTTGATAGGTATCACCCGTCAATGTAATTTGATAAGTTCCTCCTCTTTGATAAACCATATCAGCACTTCTTCTAATCTGTGAAGTATTATTTAATCCATTATCATATAATTGTGGGTATCCAAATGGCATTATTCAGTTGTATTAAATTTTGTATTTATTATTGTTAATAATTCGTTCATAGTACTTTCTTCTAATAAACTTATAAGTTTAGAACTATTTTCCATATTATTAAGAGCGGCTGCAATAAAACCCATATCAGGTTGTCCATAAGGTCTTATTCCAAATTTTTGTATATTTTTTTGAATGGCAAAAGCAATTGGGTATATTCCTTCTTGTCCTGATTTAAATGATTTAGCACGTTTTCTATGTCCCTTAACAAATCTACCTCTCACATCACGAACACCAATTCCTTTTTCTTCCATCCATATTTTAATAGCTTCAACTGGTACTTTATTTTTACCTGGTGCTCTACCTTCATCAACAAAGTTACCATAACCAGCAATATTAATATCAAGAACTTGATTCTGTCCTTCTTGAGCGGCAACAACTTGAACACTATCTACTAATGTTCCTGATGCTACTTTATTACCAATTCCCGTTATTCTCGTTCCAAATGGATATCTTCTTTCTCTTAAAGTGTCTTTTACAATTTGTTCAATAACAGGTGCTAAAACTTCTAAATTCATTATAATAATTTAATTGTTATATAAGTTCCATTTCCACCATTTATTACTTGATTTGTTGTATTTGATGTATAAGCTGTTATATTAATATAATCTGTACTTCCATTCAAATAAACTATAATAGATGAATTTTGTGTATAAGCATTAAAGTTTGATATTGTTGCTTGTGCAATTGTGATACTTGCATCATTCTTTCTAATTTGAATATTAGATTGACTATTAACATCACCTTCAGCCCAATTCACAAAAGCATTAACTTCATAATAACCAGCTACGTTTGGAGTAAATTTATATGCTTCACTATCCCACCAACCATTTGTATCAATTTCGGAAGTATATTGAACTATAGTATCTTCTCCATTAGGTATTGTTTGTGTTCCAGGTAAATTAGCAACAACAAAACCATTTGAAGTTGCTGTGGTTCCTGATATAATTGTATCACGGAATATTGTTAATGTTGAACCTGTAATTGGAATTTGAAATACTACATTATCATTAGAACCTGGTCCTGTTACAGCATTACTTCCTGTACCTGGTCCAAAAAAGTTTGCAGATAATGAACCATCAGGTGTATTATAAGTTGACATAGCAAAACCAATAACTTGACCGCTATCAGTATCATTAATAAAATCTTGAACAAATCCACCACCTATCATTGCTGAACCTGAAACAAATTGAGTAATACCACCATAAAGCATATTGGAGTTATTACCATAATCATCTTGTCCTAAAATAATATATGGTTCACCACCAGGTAAAAATAATTGACCACCATTTTCTATTACTACAGAATTATTTGGATTTAATGCTAAACTACCATTTGAATTTTGATATATTTTAGTAGGATTTTGTAAAGAACCATCATAAATAAAAGGAAATATAATTGCAGTATTTGAACCAGTTGTACCAATCATTCTTAAAGAACCTGAATTAATTTGTAACGAACCTGTAATAGTTTGTGTTAATCCTAATGAACCTGTTGTAATAAAATTTGTAACAATTGGACTTGTACCAGAACTTCCTGAACTTCCTGATGAACCTGAACTTCCATTAGTTCCACTTTGACCATTTGTTCCCGAACTTCCTGATGAACCTGAACTTCCATTTGAACCACTTTGACCTGAGGTACCTGAGGTACCTGATGTTCCTGAACCACCACTTCCATAAGGAACACCATTAACAAATAAAGAACCTGAAATAAAAACATCAGGAGCTTGTATATTAATATTTGTTCCAATACCTTCACCTAACAAACTAATTGAACCTGTATAGGAATTAATATTTATTGGTCCTCCCCAGTTATCAATTTGAAATTCACCACCATCAACAATTTCCCAAGTAAAACTTCCTGTTCCATCTTCACCACCAATTTTATTAATATGGGCCATATAACCATTATTATTAATAAAATGGAATGAACCTGTATAATTAGTTTGTGTTTGATTATTTGGACCAGCTCCCATCATTGTAAATGTTCCACCAATAGGACTATCAGATGTAGATGAAAATACAATATTGTTTAATAATTGTAATGTTCCACCTGAAGGTGCTTGAAGTGCTGTATCTTGTGCTTCATTAGCAAGAGTTAAAATTTGATTACCATCCAACCAAACAGAACCAGAACTTACGTATAAGTGTCTAAATGGTTTACTTGATGACCCTAAATCATAGGTATTACCTGCAGAAGGAATTATAGGACCACTAATCCCTATTTGTGTAGTTGATAAGGATAATGGACTATTTGTTCCAAATCCGTCAGTAACAGGTTGTAAAACACTGTTTAATGATGCCCCATTTGTATTTCCAACATTCAATACTGATTGATATGATGAACTGATATATTGGGTACTTAAATTACTCATAATTTATTTTTTATATTTCGTTATATTTTTTATTAACATTTTCCCACATTTCTTTAACTTCTTCCCATGTCAAATTATTAACAAAAGAAGTCATAGGTAACACACATCTATTCTCATCAAACTTTTGAGTGAATGAAACCGATAAAGCCCACCCACCTAATTGAGTTTCATACCATTCTAAAAATGGCTCCAAACTTGCTCCCCATTGTGCTTCCCAATCAGATAAATATAGTTTAGCAAAAAAGTCTTTAGCTATTTCCATTGTATCATTAAGAACATCTTCCCTATTTGATAAATCTTCTTCCAACTTATCACATATAATTATTTTAAAAGATATGTTTGTACTTCCTCGTCTAAGAGATACTGTATCCAATAAAACATAAAATCTTATATATTTAGGTTCAGATTTGGTAATAATATCATTAGTAAGTTGTTGTATTTCACCCCAACCAAAAGAAGATATTTGTTCGTGTAATGTAGAAAACTCTTCAAACTTATCAATAATTAATCTTAAACTTTTAAATTCTTGATATTCAGGAAATTGGAAATTAGCAAGAACAGGGGTATCACATCTATTATAATCAAATGGCATTACTAAATTAACATTTAAAGTAAATCCACCTACCGTTGTTTCATATTTTTCAGTAAAAGGAACTATTTCAGGATTCTCATCAGGTACAATATACCAACTGAAATTACCATTTTGAGCTGTATAAGACTGATATAAAACGGTCCAAACATCATAAACTATATTCAAAGTATCTGACATTACATCTTTTAAATTAGATAAGTCAGGTTCAACTTTATCCATAATAATAATGGAAAACTTGTAACTAATCTGATTTTGTTTAAGAACTCCCTGACCTGGTACAACGTACATTCTTACATATTCAGGTTCCACCTTTGTTTCAAGGTCATTGGTAACCTGTTTAACATCCCCAAAACCAAAAGAACGTATTTGTTCATGATGATAAGCTATTTGGGATAAATCTGTTAAAATTTGTTTGTAATTGTACATCTTATAAATAAATATAAAAAAAATCAAAACATCTTTTTAAAATCCGTTTTGAGCTTTTTTCTGTAATCTTATTTGTTCTTTATCGTAATCTATCAAAAAGGATAGTTGATTCAAGACTTCCGTAATGTTTTTTTTGTAGATGAAGTCGTGTTTTGTAATATCATTGTCAGTAACTCGGTTGACGACAACGAACCAACCGTACGCTTTTTGGAAAGCATTAGATATATCCACTTTCTCATCTTCCATAATAGCTTTATCTTCATCTTCCATGACATCGTCTGGATTGAAGATGCTTGGGTATAAAGAGAAAATCTCTTTGCGAACTTGATAAAAAAAAACTGAGCCGATAATAATATCTTTACATCCATCTTCTTTTTAAACAATTCAGCTCGTTTAACCATTGTTTTAACATCATATTCCTCAATAATGAAGTTATGTTCACTAATCTCGTGTTCAATTGGTCTATACATTACTGCTGCTAATATGTGTAATAAATCTAATAATTCATTCAAAGGTTTGGTCGAAATGGTATCAATATCAACAAATTCAGCAAAAGTTAAATCTTTCCAATTGGGAAAGAAACCATAATTTACTCCATCAATTTCGAACCTATCTATTAATGGGATATTCCTTTCACTCGGTATTAAAGATAAAATGTAGGTTGAAAGATAATTAATCTTTTCGTAATCACATTTCAATACATCTTCTAATGGTGCACCAGTTATAATATTTAATAACTTAGCAGCAAAGTATTGGTCAGTAAATAAATCTTTTACCTTATATATCTTAGCATAATCTTCAATGGATATGAAATCTTTTAATTCATATTCCGTTTCCTCTATTGTAAATTTAACCATAATTCGTAAATTGTAGAGCATATTTCCCTGTGCTCTTAGCACTTCTCAAAACGAAATGACAATACATAGCAAGGCAGTCACTCAAATCTGGCGATACCCCTAATGTACGTTTCATTTCATCTTTGCTTTGAATTGCTATTTTATTATCTCTATCCAAATCTTTCAATTTAACTGCAAGTAATTCTTGAGTTAATTGTTCGAATATGACAGGGTCTAATATATTAATTGATATTTTTCCTTCTTTTATTAATTCAGATAATTTAACATAACATTGCGTCTTAAGATTGGCAAAGTTTTGTTTAAATAATGGGGTACTATTGTTAACAAAGTTTACAGCTTTAATAGCATCTGCAACTCCGCCTCCCACGCCATCACTATCAATTACCACAGAACTTCTATCAATTCCGTGTTTTTCCATTAATTCTTTTATATTTTCAATTACTTGTTGGGTATCTAATTTTTTATAAACGTGACATTCAATTAATACTGAACCAACAAATACCATAACAACAGTTCTATCTGAACCAAAACGAGCAATGTCTGCACTTAAATATTTACGATTACTTTCATTTGGAGCCATTAAGAATTGTGTATTATTAATTTCGTCCCATGAAAATAAATTATCACTTTCATCTAAATAGTTCCAATCTCCATCCAAAAGACGACGACGTTGTTGAATTGGTAATGTTGTTAACATTTCCAAATATGAAGTAGGTAAGTGAGGATTGTCTGTTGGAAGTGCTGCAACAAATTTAACATCATCAGGTAAAGTTCCATTTAAAGATTTGTTATAAAACTCTTTCTTCAACCAGTTCTGACCTGGGTTTGCTGTGAGTAATATCTTTC